CTATCGGCTGGTGTATTTACTGGTGGCGCACAACCTGTAAACAGCGGCAACGTAGTTCAAGTTACTTACTCTCTAAGCGTATAAGGATAACATCATGGCTTTTACAAACGGACAAACAGTAGTTCAAGTTCTACCAACCGCAATTACAGGTACAGTTGATGGTTTTGGTTTTGACCCAGTAACAGGATTAGTAACAGTTTTAGTTGGTTACAAAGATGCTGACGGTAATGACCAACAACGCTACTTCCAACAAAATGAAATTGATGCGGTAGCTTAATAAAATAGCCCCTATGTTCTATACATACGCTCACTATACCCCTGAAGGATGCTTATTTTATATAGGGAAAGGTAAGGGGAAACGGGCGTATAGATTTTACAATAGGGGCGCATATTGGAATAATGTTGTTTCCAAACATGGAAAACCCAATGTGCAAATAGTTGCAAGTTGGAAAACCGAAAAAGAAGCATTAGACCATGAAGTGGTATTAATTAAATGTTTTCGGGATTTAGGGCATAAACTCTGCAATCAAACAAATGGCGGAGAAGGAACAAGTGGGCGTGTATTATCAAGTGAGCATAAAGAAAAAATTAGCGCAAAATTAAAAGGTCGCAAGAGAAAAATCCCTGATGAAAAAACAAAAGAAAAATTAAGAACTTCCCATTTAGGACAAGTTGCTTGGAATAAAGGTTTAAAAGGCGTTTATAAACATTCTGAAGAACACAAGCAAAAAGTGAGTGCCTTTTTCAAAAGCCATAATTTTCAATTAAAAAATTGTTATATCGGAACCCATAGATATACAAATGAAATAATAAAAATTTTAGGAACTAACGAAGCCATTAAAAATGCTGGTTTTGACCCTAATAATGTCCGAAGATGTGCAAGCGGTGAAAGAAAGTTTCACAAAGATTATTCTTGGAATAAAGAAAGATTGGAGCAATAAATGTTTACTTTAGCGGATAGGGTTCAAGAAACTTGTGCCGCACCCGGTACTGGGATAGTCACATTATTAGGTGCGGTTACAGAATATCAATCATTTTCTGCTGGTATTGGTGCAAATAATACAACTTATTATACTATTGCTGACCAAACTGGTTCAAATTGGGAAGTGGGATTAGGCACGATTGATGCAACTGGATTAACCTTAACCCGAACTACTATATTAGCTTCGTCTAATGCTGGTTCGGTTGTTAATTTCAGCGTAGGTACTCAAAATATTTGGTGCGATTATCCTGCTGGTAAAGCAGTTTATGGAACTGGAACTACATTAGTAGCTCCTAGTGGCACTATTCTTCCAGTACTTAATGGCGGTTCAGGGGTAACAACTTCAACAGGTTCAGGTTCAGTAGTATTAAGTGCCGCACCATCATTGACAGGCGCAGTAACGATTGGCACAACTTCAGATACAGGCACTATTACTGTTGGTCAATCTACCGTAAGCCAAACAATTAACATTAGTAATGGTGCTACAGCATCAGGTTCTACTAAAACTGTAAACATTGGAACAGGCGGTTTAACTGGTTCTACAACCACAATGGCTATTGGTTCAACCTTTAGCACAACAGTTGCGGCAAATGGAACATGGTCATTTAGCACGCCTTTAGTTGCAACTAATATGGTTCAAGCAACCACATCAACAAGTGGGTATTTAACTTCTACCGATTGGAATACGTTTAACGGTAAATATTCCACAGGTGGCGCATTAGGTACACCATCAAGCGGTACAGTAACAAACTTAACAGGAACAGCATCAATTAATATTAATGGCACAGTAGGCGCAACTACACCAAGTACAGTCGCAGCTACTTCAATTACAGCTCCTATCGTTAAAAGTGCTACCACATTACAACTTCAAACTAATGGTTATACAACTGCTGTCACTATAGATGCTAGTCAGAATGTGGGGATTGGTACAAGTAGTCCTAGTAAAAAATTAGAAGTATATGCAGCCGCAAACAGTTTACAAATTGAAACTGTAATTCGCAATGACCAATCAGGGACAGGCGTTGCTGCTATTGGTTTTAATGTCAGCTCTAGTGCTTCATCTGAAACAACTTCTACTAAAGCAGGTATTGGATTACAGCGTGGGTCACCTTTTGGTGGGGGAGCTTTATGTTTTTATAATAACAACTCTGGTACATCTGGTGACTTTACAACCGCAGATGAAAAGATGCGTATTGACGCTAGTGGTAATGTAGGGATTGGTACTGCTAGTCCTGCTACTTTTGGTAAATTTGTTGTTATAAACAATACTAATGTAGGTTCTGAAATTGGAATAGCAACAACATCTGGAGGGTCAGTATCTGGAAGTCATACTTCAATTCTTAGATTAGGGGCATTTTCTGCAAATGGATTTTTAGGTTGTGATATCGCTGCAATAACTGATTATAGCAATACTACAGGTACAGCTTTAACATTTGGAACAGTATCAGCAGGTTCTCCTACAACCACATCTCCTACAGAACGTATGCGTATTGATTCTAGTGGTAATGTGTTGGTGGGGTGTACTGCTGTTCCTAGTGCATCAGTTAATGGTTTACGACTGGGTGCAGTTGGTAATAATTACTGGATTTCATCTACATCATTAACCACAAGTTTTGGACATATGCTCTTTTATAATGCAAATGGTTTAGTAGGTTCAATTAATACATCAGGTACGGCTACTTCTTATGTTACTTCTTCAGATTATCGTCTAAAAGAAAACGTAGCTCCTATGGTAGGTGCATTAGAAACAATCGCCCAACTTAAACCCGTTACCTATGATTGGAAATCAGACAAGTCTAAAGGTCAAGGTTTCATAGCACATGAACTTCAAGCTGTAGTACCCGATTGCGTAACAGGTGAAAAAGATGCTATAGATGCTGACGGCAATCCACAATATCAAGGCATTGACACTTCATTCCTAGTAGCTACTTTAACGTGTGCCATTCAAGAACTTAAAGCCATCATAGACCTACAACAAACTCAAATCACAGCATTAAACGCAAAGGTAGGGATTTAATATGGGAACTGTAGTGATTAATGGTTCAACTTCAGGTAGCTGTACGCTAACACCAGCAGCAGTAGCAGGTACAGCAACTATTACTTTACCTACAGTAACTGGTAATATGCTTTCATCTACAGGTGTAACTGCTTCAGTATTAGGTACTGTTACTAACAAAGTAGCAATTAATATTGGCGGTACAGTTTATTATCTATTAGCTTCTACGAGTGCAGTTTAATCATGGCTAAACATTTAGAAAACTTTGGAAAGTGGTATGACGGAATATTAAATTTATTCCCATTCTGCTTAGACGATACATGGATTAAAACAATCGGTATTGCTTGGTTATTTACAGTAGAGGGTAAGTGGTCATTTATCCCTAAGATAGTACCGACAAATTGGCAGTATGCTAATGCGTGTGTATTTGTAAGGTTTGGCTTACCCTTTGCTTTCTTCATGCAACTACGTGCTAGTCCTACACACTTGTTTCAAGGTGGGATTGGTTGGAAGCAGAGTGGCAGATTTGCTATACATTGTCGGTTTCAGACAGATGCAAGTGCAGCTAAAGGCTTCCATGTAGGTATGCCTAATACTGACCAATCAAGCGGTTTTGAATATGGCAGACATTAATAAAGGATTAATATGATTCACTTTACTTGGAAAATATTAAATATATCAGCAGAAAATGAGATAATAACAAATGCTAAATATTATGTTACGGCTAATGACGATACTAATTTAGTAGAAACAGAAGGTAATTGGACATTTAATTATCCAATTAATGTACCATTTGCAGATATAACAGAAGAAATGGTTGCTGAATGGATTGAAAAAGAAACTATGAGAGATGGTGTAAATATAATAAAATCTCGCTTAGAAGAACAACTTAATACATTAAATGTTAATAATACAGTTGTAGCACCTTGGCTACCTCAAGTATTTACTCCTACTTAAGGATTTATTATGACGATGCCACTAGACATAATTTCACGAGCTTTAAAAGATATAGGAGCATTAGAATCAGGCGAAACACCAACACCTGAAGCTACTCAAGATGCTTTTGATATGCTCAATGATCTTGTAGATCAATGGTCTAATGAAGATATGATGGTCTTCAATACGACTGAAATTATCTTCCCTCTTATTGCAGGTCAAGTTCAATACACGATAGGCCCTACACCCTCTACTGCAAACTTTATTGGTTCAGTATTTACAGGTTCAATTACAGGTAATATTCTTACAGTAACAGGCATAACAAGTGGCGCAATTGCACAAGGTCAAACATTAAAAGGTGCAGGCATTACAGCAGGAACTAAGATTGTTCAATTCTTAACAGGTGCAGGTGGCAACGTAAATGAAATAGGTACATATGAATTAAACATACCTTATCAAACACCAATAGCTTCACAATCAATTACAGGCTATTACCAGAAGCCTTTATACATTGACCAAGCATACGTAAGGGTAAACACTCAAAGTAACGGCCAACCTGTTTTAAATGGTGGTTTAGATTATCAAGTCAGTATTTTAGCTTTAGAGAATTATAATCAGATTGGCTTAAAAACACTTAATGGCCCTTGGCCTAAAGCACTTTATTACAATCCTAACGCTGTAACAGGTAATGTATTTGTATGGCCAAACCCTGCTCAAGGTGAGATGCACATATTCTCAAGTACAATCTTTAGTAACTATACTAATTTGTATGATGAAATTGCTCTACCTCAAGGTTACTCAATGGCTCTTAGATGGAATCTAGCAGAACGATTGATGCCTATGTATGGCAAAGCCTCACAAATACAAATAGGCATGATTAATCAATACGCACAAGAATCTAAATCTACGATTAAACGTAATAACATGAAGCCTATTGCTTCTGCTAGTTATCCTAGCTCTATGTTAGTTAGCAGAGCCCGTGACGCAGGGTGGATTTTGAGTGGGGGCTTCTTCAGTTGACATATTCCGCTAATTTATGTATGAAAACTTTAATACGTGGTGATTCTTATAAGGAAAGTGATTAAATGTCAGATTTTGGCTTTGTTGGTCCTAGCTATGAAGCACCTAGTATCTACCAAGATGCACAGGAGTGTATTAACTGGCGTCCTGAAATTGACCCATTAAAATCCCCTGCTAGTGCAACTTCAGCAGCAAGTAGAGGTATTGTTGCTTTATATCCAACACCTGGTTTGCAATCATTAATTTTATTACAAAATCAAGCTCAAGTACGAGGCATGAGAACTGTATCAGGTGGCAATTATTTAGTAGCAGTATGTGGCCCTTATGTCTATGTAATGGCTTCAGACTTTAACCCTACATTAATAGGTACTTTAAATTCTAATTCTGGCATGGTAGGAATTACTGATAATGGATTAAATGTTTATATAGTTGATGGTTCATATCGTTATACATGGCGCATATCAAACCCTGCTAGTGCAGTATTTACAGGCTCAATATCAGGTACAACTTTAACTGTTACTTTATTAAAAAGTGGTAGTATTGGTGTAGGTCAATCTTTGTTTGGTGTAGGTTTAACTGCTGAAACTGTTATTACTGCTTTAGGTAGTGGTAGTGGTGGCCCAGGTACTTATACAGTTAATATTTCACAAACTGAAACTTCAGAAGTAATGAATAGTGCTGCTGTAGCTGCAACGCTAACAGGTTCAATTTCAGGTACCACACTTACTGTTACAGCTATTACAGGCACCTTATATCCTGGACAGACTATCCAAGGTGTTGGAGTAACGGCAGGTACAATTATTACTGCTTTAGGTAGTGGCACAGTTCTTAGTCAAACAATAACAACTGGTGGCACAGGTTATAACGTAAATGATGTAATTACAGTTTTAGGTGGGGTTTATGGTACAACGCCAGCAACTTATATTGTATCTACAGTATCAGCAGGTGTAGTAACAGGTTTAACAATGACTAATGCAGGTGCTTATACTTCATTACCTACAAACCCTGTTTCAACTTCATGTAGTGGTGCAGGTGTAAACTTAACATTAACGCTTACTTTTGGTACAGGTTCAGGCAGTACAGGTAATTATGTTGTAAGTGCATCACAAACTGTAAGTTCAGAAACATTATATGCGCTTAACTTTAGTGTATTACCTAGTACAGATGGTGCTTTTAGTGGTGCAACTTCAGTAGATATTGTTGATAATTACTTTGTTTATAATAAACCTAATACTCAACAATGGGGAGCAACTAATCCTTTATCTCCTATTAGTCAGCCTTTAAGTTTTTCATCTAAAGATGGCGCACCTGATAATCTAGTTACATTGATTGTAGATCATAGAGAAGTTTATTTATTAGGTGAAACTTCTTCAGAAGTATGGGTAGATGTAGGTACATTCCCTTTTGCTTTTCAACGCATACCAGGTACATCAACACAACATGGAATTGCTGCAAAATCTTCAGTATCAAGATTAGGCAATTCTTTTGCTTACGTTTCAAGAAATCAACGTGGGCAATCTGAAATTATGCAAATGAATGGTTATATACCACAACGCATATCAACTCATGCTGTAGAAAATACTTTAGTTAATAAGTATGTAGGTGATGCAATAGCTTGGACATATCAATTAGAAGGACATGAGTGTTATGTTGTAAGTTTTCCTACTATTAATTTAACTTGGGTATATGATATTACAACAGGTATGTGGCATAAATGGTTAGCAACTGATCCATTAACTGGTCAATACAATATGTACACAGGTAGTTGTAGTGCGGTATTTCAAGGATTAGTTGTAGTAGGTGATTATGCAGATGGGCATATTTATAAACTTGATCCTGATACATATACAGATGATGGTGTAGAAGTTAGAAGATTAAGAAGATGCCCTCATTTAGTTACAGATTTACAACGCCAATACTTTGATGAATTACAAATACAGTTTCAACCTGGTGTTGGTATATTAGGTACTGCAAGTGCTATTTCTAATGGCATACAAAGCCCATTAATTATTAACAATGGTACTACTTATGTAGTAGCTAATGGTGTAACAGTATATATTGAGCTTAGTTTAATACCACAAGTTAATGCTAATACACCTCTTACTGACCCACAAGCTATGCTTAGATGGTCAAATGATGGTGGTAGCACATGGTCTAATGAACATTGGACAACAATAGGTAAGATAGGTCATTATAAGAATCGTGCAATATGGCGCAGATTAGGTTGGGCAAGAGATAGAATATTTGAAGTAGTTGTAACTGACCCAGTTAAAGCAGTTATTATTTCAGCTAATCTTAAGGCTTCAGAAGGCGAATCATAATGGCTAATGGTATATATGGAACAAGTCAGACTAATCCTTACCCTCAAACTGAATTTTTAGATGCTCAAACTAAAAGGCCATCTCGTGCTTGGCAACAGTTTTTACTTAATTTATTAAACTTTACTAGTGCAACTAACGCAACTACTGGGTCATCTACATTACCTGCAAAGCCAGTAGGTTTTATTAATATTACAGTTGCAGGTAAACCATATAAAGTACCGTATTACAACGTGTAATGATTAAACCTGTTGTTAATCTTGCGTATAATTCAGTTAAAGATAGAATAGATTTAACATTAGAAGAATTTGCAGAAGTGTTAAAAGATTGGGAATTTGTAGAATTAAAGAATGACGAAAAGTTATTTGGTGTAATAATTATAAAAAATAACGAGCTTCATATTAGTCTTGATGGTGTACCTAAGTTTAGTATTAGAAGATATTTAAAAGAAACAATAGGTAAGGTAATAGAAAATTATGGTTATGCAGTAACAAGTATAA